CTTTAGCCACTGAGCGAGAGATTGAAAAAATGTTTGATAATTCAGATATTGACGACCTAATGTCGCAAGGTTGGAAACCAATATAATATGGCAGACAACGACCTTTGCGAAACACCACAACCAACCCAGCAATCAGTTCTCAATAGACCTGGTAAGGATAAGTTTTTATTAGTCTTAAACCTACCTTTAATTTTAAAAAAACAAGCTCAAAATAGCTCAGCACTTAAAGTAGACTCTCTACAAATGAGTGTCCACGGCACACTTGTACCAACAATTCAAGTACCAGCTAATGAAGTTCGCTTCGGCGGACAATCCTTAAATGTTTCAAGTCATGCTCGACCTAATTATTCACCTTTAACAGTAAATTTTATTGTTGATAATAAATTTACCAATTATTGGGTGCTATGGAAATGGCTTAATATTTTAAATTCTTCCCGTAGTAGCAAATATTTAGGTGATTTACCAAAAACAATAAATGAAAAAATTGAAGAAGGTAATTTACTTGAATATCAATCAAATATGTCAATTTTTGCGTTAAACGAATATAATGAAAAAATAGTCGAGTTTACATACTATCACACATTTATAACAACACTAGGCTCAATAAATTATAGTTATCGGGATAATGAAATTATAGAAACAACAGCTGAATTTCAATTTGGACAATTTGATATGAGGTTAATCACATAAAGTACAAAAAAATACACCCAAAAAGAATAAATAATATTACAATAAAATTATGGCACGCTCAATTAATTCTCCTGGTGTACAAATAACCGAAATAGATATTTCAAATAATACTAATTTAATAGGTGGTACTTCCGTATTAGCTTTAGGATTTGCTGATCAAGGTCCAACCGATGAGCCACTATTAGTTACATCAGTTTCTGAGTTTGAATCTATTTACGGTATTCCAAGAACAACATCAGAACGATATTTTTACCACACATGTAAAGAAATCTTAAACTCCCCAGCTACGCTTCTTACTTCCCGTCTCCCGTACGGTTCAGGTTCTGGTACAGGTTTTACTAACCTAAATTACAGCGCTTTATTTTACCCGGTTACTTTAAGTCCTAACACTACTGCAGGCGATATAATAAACACAACAGGTTTCTTCATCGGTACCCCCACTCTCTCAGTATTAACTGAACTACAGTACAACAATTTATTACAAAATAATATTACATGGAGCTCTCTAACAAGCGCATCATCTGCTGCCACATTTAATCAAGCTGCCTCAGGTGGTTTAGCAACAATTGGAGCCGGTTTCGTAGTTCTCAATAACTCTCAAGTAACTATAAATGAACAATTTGAAGGTTACTATATTAATATTACCGACAATCGGGAAATAGGCCCTGAAACCGATTTTGACAGAGTAAATACAATTTACTCATTAAACGGTCTTAGTTCAGCTCAAATACCTGTACCAGAGACACGTTTAAGCTTTGCATTGTCAGCTACAAAAGAATATCAAGGCACTAATTCAATATCCGAAATTATTGAAAGTGTACCTGCATCATTTAATTTTAGTGACGAGTATTACAGAGATAGTGTCATTATAACACTATTTAAAATCCGTAACTCAATTTATGAACCAGATTTATTAACTGCAAATTTAGTAGAAGCTCATATCGGTTCACTTAACGGTAATAGACAAACTACATCAAACGGTAGACTCAGATCTTCTGGCTATATAAAAGATATTGTTAATAATAATTCAAATAATTTAAAGTTAATAATTAACCCAAATATATCTTATAATACCAATTGGACGAGTACAACTTCGGTTAATCCTGCAAAATTTGTACAAACAAGTGATAAATCTTTACGACCAAACGGTATTTTTACAGCTTCTTATTCACAAGTGGTCAATAAAGTAAATGGATCTATAACTGAAAAAATTAAAAGAGCTTTATCAAATGTAGAGTCGACTGAAACTACAAATATTGACGTAATTGTTGATGCTGGCTTGTCAACAATTTATGCAAACTCTTCAACTAAGGTAGCATATGATGATGCAGACTTCGTAGATACATCAGATCTTTCTTCTGATACAAACACACAATCGACTAACTGGAGAGCTGTCTACAGCATGTTTAACAACTTTGCACAAAATATTCGCAAAGATTGTATGTTCATAGCTGACCCTTTAAGACAAATATTTGTTAACGGTGTTGATACCAAAACACTATCAGTAAAAGGCAGTAATTTTACTACTACAGTTTATACACCACTAAAATCATTAATCAGAGGTACAAATTCAAGTTATAGTGCTATTTACGCAAACTGGCTTAAAGGATACGATTCAAATACCGACCGGCCCATATGGCTACCAGCATCAGGTTTTGCAGCAGCAATATATGCTCGTACAGATGCAAATGCACAACCATGGATAGCTCCTGCCGGTTTAAATCGCGGTGTAATTGGTAACGTTATCGACATCGCATTTAATCCAAATCAAAAACAACGGGACTTCTTATATACAATAGGATTAAACCCGATAGTGTTCTTTTCTGGGGACGGTTATGTTATTTTCGGTCAAAAAACCTTACAATCAAAACCATCTGCTTTTGATAGAATTAATGTTCGTAGACTATTTTTAACACTTGAAAAAGCTGTAACAAGATCTCTCAAGTATTTTATTTTTGAACCAAACACAGCATTCACAAGATCCCGTCTAGTTAATAGCATTTCCCCTATTTTTGAAAACGCTAAAGCAACAGACGGTTTATATGAATATCTGATAATTTGTGATGAAAGAAATAATATTCCAGCTGTTATTGATAATAATGAGCTAAAGGTAGATATTTATCTCAAGCCGGTTCGTGCAGCAGAGTTTATACTTGTTAACTTTATTGCAACAAGAACAGGTCAATCATTTGAAGAACTTATTTAATAAATAAAAATATATGGCACAAGACATTCAATCATTCTACACACAGGTAAAAGCTAACGATTTTGCCCGTCAATTTCAATTCCGAATAACATCACTCGCTAATACTGTTTTTAACGGGGCAGAGCAAGAATTTTTATACCTCGAAACTGGTAATTTACCAGGAAGATCTATAACTAACGTTCAAGTACCGTTCATGGGTCTTCAATTTAATGTACCGGGTACTGCTACATACCCAGGTTCTGACTCTTGGGCTGTAACATTCCGTTGCGATCAAAATTACAATATCCGCGGTGTTTTAGAAAATGCAACATTTATAACTTTTGACGACGGAGCTTCTACAGGTAACTATCAAATCCCAAGAGATAGTTCCCAGATTGTTTTAGAACTTCTCGGTAAAAATATGGCACCAGTTAGAACATACACTTTATACGGTGCATACGTAGTTAGTGTAGGTGATATGGCATATAATCTTGGAGATGGCGGAACTATTGTTACTGTACCAGCAACTTTAGCTTATCAATATTGGAGAGCTAGTACACCTGAAAATACATGGTCAACAACAGCACTCGATGAACCAGTTGATTCAACTAACAGTAATGACTACGCCGATCAGTCTCGTTTATAGCCTAATAAATTATTTTTAATATTATATTAAAAAAATCTTATTAAGTATTATAAGATTTTATGGCTATACAAACAATGGACTTTGCGGGTCAAATACCGTTTTTTTTACAACAGTATTTAAGTCGTCCAGCATCTGCTTTACCAAAAAGTGCTTTATGGGTTATAGACTTTGAAGGAATTGATTACCTTCAACAAACTTTAGTAACTGTTTCTGAAAATGAACCTGCACCTTGGGATATTTCTGCTGGTCTAGAAGTCCTAGTTACAGATTCTGAATATAAAAGAAAGGGCTGCTTATTTGCTCAAGCTGTTGTAGTTCCTGGAGAATCTTTTGTTGCTAACCCTGAAGGCATACAGCAACAAAATTTTATTAGAAGTGTTGTCGGATCCGGTAGAGATATGAATTCTACACTACTAGTAACATTTTTAGAAACAAATGTAAGTTTTGTTGACAATTTTATTCGTCCTTGGATTCTTGCTACAGCTCGATATGGTATGAAGGCTCGTTCTGGAAGTAAACGATATAGAGTTAACGCAACATTTTACAGACTAGGAGTTAGAGAGTACGATTCACCCCCTATAGTACAACAAAAATATACATTTTATGGTCTATGCCCGACTAATTTAAACACTGAAGAATATAATTATGGTGTCACAACATCACCCATAAACCGAGAAGTATCTTTTACGTTTCATACTTATTCTTTAGCTACTCCCACTGAAGCTACTATAGATAACTACGACCCCACAACACGAGGTGGCTCACTACCAATAGCGGATGGTTTACAATTTCATGCTACAAATATCGTACCTTGATTGTTTTTAAAAAATCAGTTAATTTAACTGTAAATAATTAAAATGACTAATAGTCTGATAAATTCTTTAAAGCTAACCGAAACAACTATTTTTTATAAAGAGCTAAACTTTAAACAGTATAGAGTTTTATTAAAATGCCTTTTAGGGAGTGATATTAATATAGATTTATTATACTCAAATTTAAATAATATTTTAGCTAGTTGTTTACATAATACTGATCTTAAAATAGAAAATTTTAATTTTTTAGATTATATTATACTAATATTAACGATCCGTAATATTAGTCTTGGCGACACCATTGATCTTCAATTAAACGAAGACAAAAAAAGAAATATATCTATTAATATAAATAGCGTTTTAACCCTATTATACAATATAAATTACAATAACCTATTAACCGATACAGAGTTTGAAAACACATCTATAAAGTATCGTTTACCAACGATAAAAGAAATATTATTACTCGAAAAAGGTCATAGTAATTTGTTTTATAATTTTTTTATTAAACAAATAAAAGTAAATGACACAATTATATTATTTGATCGAATAAACTATCAAGAACAAGACTTAATACTACAACAACTACCAGCAAAATTTTTTACTACTATTACCCAAAAAGTTCAATCTATAGTAGATATTTTTAAAAATTTAAACTTTTTTTATAGTATACATGATGAGCAATTATTTAATTTTAATCTTCCAATATTTCCAAACGCTCAAAATATTGGTTTTATAATAAAGCTTATCTTTAACACTAATTT